CACTCTGTCCCTACACGACGCTCTTCCGATCTAGCAACGTATGACCCATGAATACGCTCTCGCGCTGCTGAAGGCTGATCTCGGCTTTTACACGGTCTCCGGCCCGGTATCGGACCTGCTGGAAAGCAAGCTCAAGGCTGCGGAGAAAGCTATTGCGAAAATGGGCATCACGATCGACATGGAAGACGGGGACGATCTTAACCTGCTCGTGATGCACGCCGCGTGGCTCTACCGCAAGCGCGCCGGCAGAGATCCCATGCCGCCGATGCTCCGTCAGGCGATCAATGACCACAAGGTGGACCACAAGGTGACGCCGAAGGCGGTGGACGCATGACCTACGACCACTTCCTGACTGTCTACGACCTCAAGGACGGCACACAGCGCGGCGGAAAGCTGACCGAGAACTCCGGACACCTCTACGCGGAGCTGGAGGTCTACCACAGGCGTTACTGGGAGAGCGTGCAGGCCGGCAGCCGCATCGACCGCATGGTGCGCGTGCCGTTCGGCGAGGCGCTCACGGCGACGCAGTATGCCATCCCGGAGGACGGGCACGTCTACCGCATCGAGCAGGCGCAGCACGGGCTGGACGAGGACGGTCTCGCCGTGACGACGCTGAGCCTGCGGAGAATGGAGGGAAGCTATGACATACTCCGAGCTGAAGACGGCACTTGAGGCGGCCTGCGATGCCGTCTATGAGTGGGAGGCACCGGCGGGCGCGAAGCGCTTCGTCGTGCTCAGTCCCTACGGCACGGTCGGCGTGATCGCGGACAACGCCGTGCAGCTGGAGGTGCAGCGCGTGCAGATGGACATCTGCTGGCAGACCGACGGCGACACGCTGCTCGCGGACGTCAAGGCGGCGCTTACGGCAGGCGACACGCCGTACAGCGTGGAGGACGTCAGCTACGACCCGGACTACGCCGCCATGCGCGCGATCGTGCAGCTGGAGGTGTTGTGATGGCGACATTCTCCGTGGACGGCCTTGGCGATTTTATGCTTTCCATGCAGCAGGTTGCCGAGCTGCCCGGCGAGGTCATCGACGAGATCCTCGAGGCCGGCAGCGAGGTCGTGATCAAGGCGCAGAAGGATGAGCTGCTTACGCTCGGTTTGTATGACAACGAGAGCAGCGGCCCGCATCTGGTGGACAGCATCAAGCTCCATAAAAAACTCCACGCAGCGTCCGCCGGTGGCCCGAGCCGCTATGTCCTGATCTATCCCACCGGCAAGCACGGCCAATATAACCGCAGGCTAAGAACCAAGGCGTACAAGAACTCCAAGCACGGTCGGACCTACACCGTCGGCGGCGACCAGAAGGCCACCTCCAGCAGCGAGGTCGGTTTTATCCATGAATACGGCGCGCCGCGGCGCAACATTCCGGCAAAGCGCTGGATGCAGAACGCCAACGAGAAGAGCGCGGCGGCGACCACGGCGGCGCAGGCCGCTGTTTACAACAAATTCCTCGAATCCAAAAACCTGTAAAGGAGGGCACACAATATGCCTCAGTACGGAGCGAAAAATCTCCAGTGGGCGCCGTTCGCGGCGTCAAATCCCGAGCCGGAGGACGCGCTGCCCAACTACGGCACGCCGATGAAGCTCGGCGACCTCATGAGCGTTGGCGAAACGCTCAACTTCTCCGAGGTCGAAGCGCGCGCGGACGACGTGCGCAAGATCTACCTGCGCGAGTTTGTCGACGGCTCGCTCGCCGTCGGCGTGCTGGAGTTGCCCAACGAGACCGCCTCGGCCGTCACCGGCGCGCAGATCGACAGCACCGAGGGCGCGAAGGACATCCATTTCTCCAGCAACGACACCGCGCCCTACGGCTGCCTCGGCTTTTATACGACCAACATCAAGGCAGACGGCTCGAAGTATTACAAGGGCATCTTCTACCCCAAGGTCAAGGCCAGCATGGACGGGCGCACCTACAACACCAAGCAGAAGACCATCGTGCTCGACAGCCCCAAACTGACGCTCTCGGTGGACGCCTGCAACACCGGCGACTACCGCATCGAGAGCGACGAGCTCACGACCGAGAGCGCCGCGAAGACGTGGGTCAACGGCAAGGTCAAGGCTGCGGCCGGCGGCTAAGGAATCCGAAAAGGCGCAGCACCCCGCTGCGCCTTTTCTCAAATCGGAGGCAAATATGAAAGTACACGAAGTTGATCTCTGCGGACAGCACCTCTACTTGCTCCTCAACGGGCAGGCGCTGTTCGATCTCTACGATAAATTCGGCACCAAGGGCTTTATCACCGATCCCATCAAAGGCAGCGGCAAGAAGAGCTTCGAGGCGGTGTGCTATTACCTATTCAAGCTCTCTGAGCAGGGCGAGCTCTATCGGCGCTGGCAGGGCCAGACGCACGGCCCCATCCTTACCGAGCAGTTTTTCCGCGTCCACCTTGCCCCGCGCGAGGTCGCCGCGGCGAAGGACGCCATCCTCACCGCCATCGTCCTCGGCTTCCGGCGCGAGGAGAAAGAGGCGGGCGACCTTGATCTCGGCCTTGTGGAGCTTCAAAAAAAACGGGATCTCCGTGACGCGCGCGCATTGGATGCAGCTGCTCACGCAGTTTTTGCGGCTGGATCTGTGCGAGGGCCTGCTGCTCACGCCGGGGCAGGTCATGGACCTGCAGGAGCTTGAGGAGCGGCGGCGCGGACTGAAAAGAGAGGAGGGGTGAGCGGTGGCAGTACGCCAGATCACCACACGGCTTGCCATCGATGGCGAGCAGGAATACAAAAAGCAGCTTGCGGCGGTCAACCGCGAGCTGGGCAACCTCGGCGCGGAGATGAAACTCGTCGACGCGCAGTTCAAGGGGCAGGCGAACAGCTCCGAGGCGCTGCGCGCCAAGCACGACCTGCTCAAGCAGTCTATTGAGCAGCAGGTCGGCAAGGTCGAATCGCTCAAAGAGGCGCTCGAGGAAGCAAAGCAGGCCTACACCGAAAATGACGCCCGCACCGACAGCTACCGCAGGCAGCTCTTAAGCGCGGAGACCGCGCTCGCCAAGCTCAACAGCGAGCTGGTCGAAAACGAAAAGTATTTGGACGAGGCCGAACAGAGCGCCGACGGCTGCGCGAAGAGCATCGACGGCTACGGCAAGGAGGTCAAGAAGGCCGCAGACGAGACGAACGGAGCCACGGACGGCCTGAGTGAGTTTAGCGACACCCTTGCCGGCCTTAAGGACTCGGTAGCGGCCGGTGACATCGGCGGGATCGTCTCGTCGCTTGGCGCGATGAAGGGCCTGCTGGTCGGCGGGGCCATTGTCAGCGGACTGAAAGAGGTCGCGGAGAAGATATGGGATGTGGCGAAGGCAGGCGCGGCATATGCGGACGATATCCTCACCATGTCGACGGTCACCGGCCTTTCAACCGATGCGCTGCAGGAGTATCGATATATGGCCGACCTTGTGGACGTCTCAGTCGAGACAATTACCGGCTCGATTACCAAGCTCACACGCAACATGCTGCAAGCCAAGGACGGCACGGGCGAGCAGGCGGAGGCTTTCGCCGCGCTCGGCATTCAGATCACCAATGCCGACGGCTCGCTGCGCGATGCGCAGGAGGTATGGGACGAGGTCATTACAGCTCTCGGTCAGATGAGCAACGAGACAGAGCGTGACGCCTACGCGATGGTGCTGATGGGCAAGAGTGCACAGGATCTCAACCCGCTCATTGAGGCGGGTGCCGATAAGATCAACGCACTGCGGCAGGAGGCCCATGAGGCCGGTGCAGTGCTCGACGAGGACATGCTTGCGACCCTCGGCGAGATGCAGGACGCCTTTGACCGTCTATCACAGCAGACCGACGCCTTCGAACGCATCCTTGCGGGAACGCTTGCGCCGACCATCACGGATATTGTCAATGCGATTGTCGGTGCCGTCCAGCAGATGGGCAACTTTATCCAGCGCGTACAGGAAGCCAAGCAGGCGATCGATGAACTTGCCGAGCGAAATGCAGCCGTCGGCGTCGCAAAAGAAAGCCTTGGCTGGATTCGAGATATTTCCTTAGAGGGAATGGTCTCCCAAATCCCATTTCTTAACATCCCCTACAACATCTACAAGGGCGCTAAGTGGCTCTCCGGCTCCCACGCCGCGGGGCTCGACCGCGTGCCCTACGACGGCTACCTCGCCGAGCTCCACGCGGACGAGGCCGTCCTCAATGCGCAGGAGGCCGCGCTGTGGCGCTCTGTGGGGCGCTCGGGCGCGCGCACTCTCCCGCCGGCGTATATCCCTGCCCCGTCTCCCGCGACCGCACAGAGCGCCGCACGGCGCGAGAACGTGACCATTGACGTCACGCTCGAGCTGGACGGACAGACACTCGCGCGCAAGCAGTACCCGCTCATGCAGGCCGAGGGCCGCCGGCGCGGCAAGCCGCTTGCCGGAAAGGAGGGCACCTGATGGCGAAATACCCCTTTATCGTGGACGGGCAGGACTTCACCGACCTGTTCCACAAGTACGGCTATGAGGTCACCTACGAGTTCCGCGAGGGCGAGAACGGCTTTCTCATGTGCTCGGGCGACGAGCTGCGCGACCTGCTCGCCATCAAGCCGACGATCGTCGGCACCACCAACGACGCGCCGACCGAGCGCGTCACCGCGCTGCTGACGGCGTGCCTGAAAAACGAAGTCCTCTTCCGCTACTTCGACCCCTGGACCGGCGCGGAGAAAACCGTCACCGCGCACCCCACGGTCGACCCCGTCACCGTCCTGCTCGACGACGGCGGCACGCACTGGTGGAGGGGCTTCCGCGTTACCATGAGGGCAAAGTGATGAGTCTGAACACCGTAAAATACAAAGGCGAGCTCCTCGCCGAGGACGAGCGCATCAGCACCGACACCCCCGGCGTGCTGGGCGAGTATAAGGAGCTGCGCGCGGACGCGCTCGAGGCCGACACGCTCGACATCACCGTTTTGTCCGAATCGGGCACGATCCGGAATTTCAAGAAAAACGACAAGGTCGAGTATTTCCGCTCCGGCAGCCGCGTCGGCGTCTACTACCTGCAGAGCGTCACGCGCGTGGGGCCGAAGCTCTACACGCTCTCTGCGCTTTCCGCGGTCGGGCTGCTGATCGTCCGGCCGCACCGCGGCGGCATCTACACCGGGCAGACGGTCGCCGAGGTCGTCGCGGAGATCTGCGGCGACATCCCTGTGCTCGTCGAGACCGTCTACCGCGGCATCAAGCTCTACGGCTGGCTGCCCATCGCCTCGGCGCGCGACAGCCTCGTGCAGGTGCTCTTTGCCATCGGCGCGTGGCTGCACACGGACGAGAACGGCACGCTGCGCGTGCAGAAGCTCTGGAACGGCACGGCAAGCATCATCGGCCCTGGGAGCGTCCATGCCGCAAACATCCAGGTCAAGTACCTCGACCCCGTCAGCGCGGTCGCCGTCACCGAGCACCAGTACATTGCCGGCACGGAGGACGTCACGCTCTTCGAGGGCACGGCCCAGCAGGGCGACGTGATCGAGTTTGACGAGCCGGCGCACACGCTCACGGCCGAGGGCTTCACCGTCCTTGAGAGCGGCGCGAACTACGCCGTCCTCTCTGCGGGCACCGGCAAGCTCACCGGCAAGAGCTACGTCCATAACCGGCGCGTCGTCACGCGCACCGTGACCGAGGGCGCGGCGGAGAACGTCGAGGAGATTGCCGACGCGACGCTCGTCTCGCTCGTCAACTCATCCGCGGTCGCGCAGCGCATGGCATCCTATTACGCCTGCCGCGAGCAGCTCACCGTGGACGTTAACCCAGCAGCCGAGCACGCCGGGCACGTCGTCTCGCTCTGGAACGAGTGGGATAAACAGCAGACGCTCGCCTGCATCGCCTCGCGCGAGACGAAGATCTCAGGGCTGCTCAAGTCCCACACCTCGGCGCTCGTCGGCTTTCTTCCCCCGCAGCCGGAATCGTCGGAGTATTTTGACGAGCGCGTCATCCTCACAGGCTCGGGCGAGTGGACGGTCCCAGAGGGCGTGACGAGCTACACCCGCGTCCTTATCGGCGGCGGGCAGGGCGGCGCAAGCGGGTTAAAAGGCGGCGATCCGCCTGCACAGGTCGTAACATCAGAATCAAGCTCTGTCACGGATAGTTCCGACCGCTATGTCGGAATGCTTTGGACGGAAGGCGGCGCAGGCGGCGAAGCCGGTCTTGGCGGCATGGGCGGGAAAATACTTATTGAAACAGTCCAGAATGCCGTGCCCGGAACCGAAGTGCCGTATTCGTGCGGTGTTGGCGGCGTAGGCGGCATTTATTCTGCCGACGGCAGCGTGAATGGCTCTGAAGGGGCCGCGACCACGATGGGCGGCTCATCCAGCAACAGCGGCTCACACAGCGAAAACGGATACACTGACCCGACGACCGGAGAAAGTTTTGCCATCAAAGGCGACACCGGTATTGCAGGCTCAAAAGGTCACGGGAAAGTTAAAGAAGGTACTGGCTACGTTGACCAACCAAGCCCAGCAATTACCTATAATGGCGTGACCTATACACAGGGCGCAGACGGCGGAGAATCCGGGGCATCTAACGGCGGGTACAAAAACGAACCATATCATTCGATGGGTTGGTCTTACGATCAAGCACTTGGCGGAGGCCCTGCCGCCGGAAGCAATGGTTCTGCAGGCGGGAATGGATCTGGCTATATTTATTCGAATGGCGCACGGGTCACAACGGGCCCCGGCGGAAAAGGGGGAGATGCGGTTGCGCCCCCAAAAGAAACCGCTGGATATGGAAAAGGCGGGAAAGGCGGAAATGGTGGCGGAGGCGGCGGAAGCGCTGGACGCGGTTCATCGTGGCAGCGGTGGCCCAATAAAGGATATACCGTAAGTCAAGCAAACCTCAGTGCATCTTCCGGCGGCAGCAACGGCGGCGGCAAGGGCTCGGACGGTGGGCAAGGCTGCGACGGCTGCATCATCATCTACTACCGCAAGAAAAAAGAGCTGCAGTCCGGCCCGCTCGTGACCAGCAACAACTACGGCCTGCTCGATTCCCTCGGGCGGAGAATGATCGTTTAAGGAGGTATCTATGCCGAACGATTATTACACCATGCTCTACACCGGCGAGAAGACCGACGAGCTATTGCAGCGCGTGGACGAGGGCGAGATCATCATCCCCTCCTCGACGGCGGGCAGCACGAAAAAATTCAAGCTGACGGTGGACGACACCGGCGCCGTCAGCGCAACGGAGGTGACGACGTAATGGTACAGGGCGACGCTTATTCCATCGAGGTTGAGATCACCAACGAGGGCCAGGCACTCAGCCCCCCGGCCGTCTCTCTGGTCGAGATCGCGCTGCTGAACCTCGTCAAGACCTATCCGGGCGATGTCACGTTTTCCGACGGCAAATTTCACTTTCCCCTCACGCAGCCGGAGACCTTCGGCCTTCCGACCGTCTGCCCCATGCAGGTGCGCGTGAAGTTCCCGAGCGGCGACGTGATTGGCTCAGAAATGCAGCAGATCGATGTTAAACGCGCGCTCAGCAGGGCGGTGATCTGATGGCTGCGATTACGTTTGACGTCGGCAGGAAAAAGGCAGCCTTTTTCCTCGGGACGCCGGCGGCCATCGGCATCGGCTTCCATGTTTCGGTCCGTGAGGTCGGCGGCGAGCCGTATGACGGGCCATATACCGTGACGCCCGACTTTGAGACGCAGGAGCTTGCCACAAAGGACAGGCTTCTGAAAGACAATGTGACTGTTGATCCCATTGTAGTCGCCCGCGTGGAAAACCCCGCGGGCGGAAAAACAATTTTTATCGGAGGTATTTTCAATGGCTGAAAATCAGTACAACAGCAAAATCGTACTCGCGAGCGGCGAAGTCCTCATGGACCTCACCCAGGACACCGTGGTCGCGGACAAGCTCCTCAAGGGCTTTACCGCGCACGGCAAGGACGGCGCGCCCATCACCGGCTCCTGCGAGTTTGACGCGGACACCGGCGACGCCACCGCGGGCGCGGCGGAAATTCTGGCCGGCAAGACGGCCTATGTCACCGGCAGCAAGGTCACCGGTACCATGCCGAATAACGGCGCCAAGACGCTCAGCATCACGGAAAAGGGTAAGCCGGTCACCATCCCCCAGGGCTACCACGACGGCAGCGGCAAGGCGCAGATCGACGCAGCCGAAGAGGCGAAGCTGATCCCCGCCAATATCCGCGAGGGCATCACCGTCCTCGGCGTGCTCGGTACGATGTCCGGCAGCGAGGGCATGAAGCCGCAGGCCAAGAGCGTCACACCCACGTTTACCTCGCAGGAGGTTCTCCCCGACGATGAGTACAACTGCCTCAGCTCCGTCACGGTGGCGGCGATCCCGATTGCCTACACCGACAATGCGCAGGGAGGCAAGACGGTCACCATCGGCTGAGGAGGTGCGGCATGGCCAATAACAAAGTCCAGCTCAGCGACGGAACGGTCCTGCTTGATCTGACCGGGGACACCGTAACGCCGGAGACGCTCATGGCCGGCGCCATTGCCCACAACGCAGCGGGCGAGCGGATCGTCGGCATCTGTGTGGCGAAGGAATTTAACGTGGACGGGTCCGTGGTCAAGCTCGTTGATGTCCCCTCCCGCACGATGCAGCAGGAGGGCTCGACGCTCAAGCTCTCGCCGGCTGCGATCAACGAGCACACGCTCACCATCTAAGGAGGAGCACATGGCAAATACAAATTACATTGACAGCTTTGAAGTAAACGGCGTCGAGATCCCTGTGCGCGACCCTGGCATTTCGCAGTGGGCGCGTGAGCCAAGCGCCCCCGAATATACGGCCGAGAATGTCGGCGCGTTCCCTGCCGTCCCCGGCGGCAGCGCCGGTCAGGTACTGACTAAGACCGCCGATGGACAGGAATGGAAAACACCGAGTGGGGCGGCATCGTATTACAAGACCTTTACCGCTGCCCAGTGGACACAGACCGATGCGGAGGCGACCATGAGCATCCCGCAAAGCGAGCATGGGCTGCTGGGCAATGACGTTTTCGCGCAAGCATCTATCTTGTCAAGCGGCGCCTATCGGAAAGGCACATGGGCAAGCCTTGAGACCTATGCCATGATCGCCGCTGACGGGACCATTACACTGCACACATCGTCCGCCTTCGACGGCGCTGTGCTGCTGATCGGATAAGGAGGAGTGTATGAGCGGATTTTACGGAGTGAATTACAGGATCAACGGCCACCGCGTCGGCTTTGTTCAGGCATTGAATGGAGTATACCGTGTGATCTTCGAGCGCTGCTACGAGGAAAACACGCTGGAGGCGGTCGAGGCCATCGACTGGCAGAATGTCACGGTTGAGCAGGTCCGCACGGACTATCCGGCTTGCCCACTGCCAGAGGGCTACACCTTTTCCGTGCAGGAAATCGAGTACACAAAGCAGGGCTACTTTACCGTCATTCTCAAAACGGACAAGCAGCATTGGGGCGATGTTACGCCGTATCAGGTGCAGATCGAGAGCCTGAACGCTGCCGTCGCCCAGAAGGATACGCAGCTCACCGAG